ATGTCAGAACAATCATCTACAATCATATTTACAGCACGATTCACTACTTCTAATTGTTCGTAGGCATTTCTGTAGCTCGTGATATTTTCACGACTGTCTACTGCAATCCCTTCATTTCGGGAAATTACATATTGTGAAGGATTTAGTTTCTCTTCGTCTGATTGAGTACGTCTACCCAATAAAAAATCATACCATGCCATGTTTATCTCTTTGTATTTCTACCCATCTTTGCTGTTTCTCAGCAGTTATTAACTTTGGTCGTTTGCCATAGATTGAATGTAATCTTAAATGATGTTTATGGCAAAGTGTCACTGTTTTAGTGTAAATTTGTTCTCTGTATTCGTTTATAAATGATTCTCGTAAACTTAGTATGCTTTCTTCGTCATTTATTTCTAATTTGTTATCTGCTATCCATTTTTCAAGTAGTTCTGTAAGTCCATAGTAATGGTGAAAATCTAAATCTTCAGTAGAACCACAAATGTAACAGGCAGATTCTTTTTTATACGCGGATTTTGCTTTGTCTCTTACGTATTTTACTAAGTCTCTCTTTAGTGTCATTTCTATTCTATGTTTCTAATTGTAGCAGAAGTTGGAGATAAAGTCAAGCATTATTTTTTCTAGGTCTCGTTAGAACGTAGTCATACTAGTCTCAAATGAATAAAGAGCATACCTGAGTGCGTCCGCCATGTGAGAGGCAGAATTGTGTTTTGGTTTTTCTTTAAGTAGATTCGGATTTGGATCCCATTGATACTGGTCTAATGCCATCAAAGATTCTACACATTTTGCATCGACTATAAGTTTATCATTATCTACTATACCGCCAACATGTCCAATGCCATCAAGAACTGACTTTTTAGCATTGAGAGTACTAATCTCATAGTTTTGAGCAAAGTCATATCGAGTTTGCTGAGCTGCTGAGTCAATATAAATATAATCGATATCCCACTTGTCAATAAGTTTTCGTATTTCTTCTGCATGTTGTTCAGTAGTTCTTTCACTATCTAAATATTCATCAAGTAAGTAGTATTTCTCCTCTTCCCAGCTATATCCGATAACACAGAACGCTGTTGGATCTTTATACCCAACGTCCATTCCTGCAAATATATCCATTTTTCTTATTTCAAGTTCTGATAAATCTTCTACACATTTTTCATGATTAAACGCCCAGACTTGACCTTCAAACACGTTGAAGTCTGCCATGTATTCTTGGTTAAACTCTGCTTCTGACATAGTCTTTTTTGCTTCTGCTATGTCACTTTCAGAAAGTCGTGGGTTTTCGTGATAGGTTGCACGAATAGATGCCCACTCTGGATATTCACTACTAAATCCTCTATGCCAAAACTCAGCAAACCAATTATTTCTACCGCGAGGAGTAGATATAAAAAGTGCTTTTGAGTTTGGTTTATCTAGTGTCGGACGTAAGGCAACGTTGAAAGCATCTTTACCGTCAACGAGGGCTGCTTCATCGAATATGATGAGATCATAAGATCGACCCACCACTGAATCAACCTGGTTAACCGATCCCATACGAATAGTGCTATGGTTTGAAAGTTCAATAACTTTATCTTTTGCATTGTCTCTTATTACCTCTAAATCAAAATGTTTAATTAATTGCCTTTGCAAATCAAATGAGATTTGCGATAGTGAATAGTTTGGTGACATCAATAATATATGGGAATTTGGTACTAGAGATACCAACTGTCCTAGTATATTAGCGATGTAGGTTTTGCCCTGTCGTCTTGAAACAGCGGCACATACAAAACGGTATTTAGGATTATTCAATCCATTTATAATACCTGTTTGTGAAGTATTAGGTTCGATACCCAATAGGTCTAGATAACCTTCGATTGGAAGTTTAATGAATCGTGATTCATCAAATTCCATTAGTGAGTCGGACAAGATGTCCTTTCTTGAAATGTCTATCATTAGTGTATTGTTACGTTTTCAAATAATTCAGTATCGGGTTCGTTTAATATCTCTCTATCTTCACATATTCCATGCAAGTATATGAAGCCTGCGCAAAGGTCTTGCAACTCTTGTTCTTTGATAGTAAGTTCTTCTTTGTGTGTTAAATGCTTAAGTATTTTTTCACTCTTCTCTTGAAGTACATCTATCCATATGTCTCTAGTATTCTTTTGAAACTTCATTAACCTCTTCTCCTTTTAAGACCTCTTGTAAATTTTTGTGACTTAGGTGGCATCTTTTTGGAACCTCCCTTTCCTGCCCACAAAAATTTATTTGCCCAAAATGCTGGTGAAGATTTGCCTCTAGCAATGTTTTTAGCATGTCTTGCTTTAAAACTTCTTCTGGCTTCAGGACTATAATTATGTCCCATGCCTTGAGCACCAAAGCGGATTATCTTAACTTTGCCTCCAACTCTTGTTGCAACGATAGCTTTTTTAGTACGATGCTTTGGAGTCATCTTTGGTTTATTTAAACGAGTTAATCCTGCTCTACGCAGTCTTGCTCTTTCCGCTTTTGTTAGTGCCACTATCTTCTCCTTCTTCTACCAGGAAACTTTGCTCTTGGTGGATTCTTAGTGCTACCAAATCTTGGTCCGATAGCTTTTGGTGCTGATGCATAAAATCCGCCCGGGCTATATGGGTTTTTAGTATTTACTAATGTTCCAGCCGCTGCATTCATGTCCCTAGTAATTCCTCTTTTGAGTTTGTGTTTACGAATCTTTTGAGTATTATGTATACCCATTGGACCTTGTGAAAATCCGCCTGTTCTAGCCATTTTTCTTTCTCCTCAATGCTCTACGATAAACTCCGTGAGAGCTACCTGGCATAAACCTCTTATTAGAACCTCTTCCATGAGAGTGTATGCCTTTTAATCCTAACCTTCTTGCTCTTTTACGAGCCTTTCCAGCTGTTTTATATACATCTTTATTTTTTATGTATCTCCTATGTGTTGTTTTGTTTACTGCCATAATAAAAGTCCTAATCTCATTTGCGTCGCCTTTTTAATACTTTTTTTCCTAACTTGATGCGCCTTGCAATCAATGAATTAGGGACTCGTTTACCTTGTTTATACAAATCGGAAATACGTTTTATAACTTTTGCTAATGCGCTACTTCCTTCATCGTACTTTCTAGGTACTCCATGTTTACTATAAGGTACTTTTCTTCTACCTTTTCTTTTTTGTGCCACGTCTCTTCCTTACTGTTCTCTTTCTCTTGATGTCATTATCTTGTGAATGACCACCTCTCATGAAAGAGTTTACTCGGCCAAAAGCCCATTGACTCATAGACACTCCTGGTCTAGAACCTGAACTTAAGAAGGCACCTTGTCCTCTACGATATACTCTTGCTAGTTGTCCGTAAGTAAACCTACTATTCTTTGCTTTTCTTTTAAGAGTATTCTGCACACTTACACTAAGTGGCTTTCTTTTAACTGTTTTCCTCTTTGTTGTCCTCTTTTTTCTTCTTACTGCCATGCCTTAACTCCATTAATCTGGCACGATCTTGCTGTATAATTACAGGCACGGGAGTTTGATTATTACCGCCTTTCGTAAAGCCTGGGTGAGACCATAAATATTCACATGTGTTCTGGCATTCATTTAAAAATGCCACGTACTCATCAATCGCGTCAAGCGTAAGGTCATCACCCAGTAGATATATGATCACCTCCCAAGGTAATGTTCGAAAGTTTTGTTCATTTAATACTAGGAAATCTTCATTGAAATCCATGATCTTAGTAGTTCCATTGAGATAACTTTCATAACTCCATGGACATACATGTTTTATTGAGTGGAAGTACTCTAACCAATTAAGTTTAGCCTCTGCTTCGCTTTTTCTTTCCACGTTTCTTCTTTTTACCCATGCCCTTTTGCTTCTTTAGTATAGCTTCTCTCAAGGCTTTTGGTAATTTCATTTGTTTTTTTGTCAATGCCATTTGGCTTCTCCCATTGTCCGTCAGGACACTTCGCCGATGGTATTAAAACTTTAATCGGCATAAAGCACTTGCACAAGTTGCAAGTTTTCCAAAAAGTATCAAATTGAGGACACGTCCTACAAATCTCGTATCGTCTCATATTTATGAACGTCTACGTTTTTGTTTGGTCTTCTTTTTGATTGCAGTTGAGAGTTCAGTTTCTTTCTGAACTCTCTTTGCTGCTTCAAGTAATGCTTTTCTTAGACTCATCTATCTTTTGCTTTACCTACGTTTAGTGCAAACCAGTCTAAGACCATGTACACTTTTTTCATCCAACCGTCATCTACTGGGGTTGGAGTGATTGCTGCAATAAAAGATGCAATCATCACTATTGTTGGGATAATGGCAATCCATGCCTGTACCCACTGAAAAAATTCTAACATTAGCTCATCTCCTCAATATATTTCTTTGCCTCGTTTTTAGACGAGAACTTGTGCAAGTTACTCTCTGAGTCTCTTACACACCACCTACCTCTTTTCTCGAACATTGTCCAGCCTTCTGGTAGAATAAACTCTTTTTTGACTTTTGGAGACGTTATATTTTTTGTGCTGTAATCTTCCATCATAATAATTTCTCAATGTATAGTAGCCATTGTTACTATCAATCCTGCCATGAACAGTATGACTGCTCCTGACCCTCCTATAAGTATTTGTT